CAGCAGGAGAAGCGAAGGATAAAATTAACGACCTCAATCAATCTATAAAAAATGCAGGAAGTGATACACGCAAACTCGATGGACTTGTTCAGATAGGTTCAGGAATAGCAAGCGGATTCGCTGCGGCCCAAGGGGCGGCGGCTTTATTTGGTGGAGCGAATAAAGATTTAGAAAAATCACTTTTAAAGGTACAAGCCGCAACTGCACTCGCAGTCGGTATTCAGCAAATAGCTAACTTATTACAAAAGGAAAGCACAGCAATGATGTTTTTGTCGTCTGCGGCAACAACAACATATTCTACTGTTGTTGGAGTAGCTACCGGAAAAATAAAAATAGCAACATTAGCACAACAAGCTTGGAACGCTATGATGGCTTTGAATCCTATTGGTTTAGTAGTTACGGCTATAGCATTAATGACATCAGCTATTTATATGTTAGTAACTGCTGAAAGCGAAGAAGAAAAACAATTAAAAAAAGTAAATAAGGAATTAGAATATAATAACGATGAAAGGGAGAGAGATATTTCGTATATAAAAGAACAACAAAGGCAAACACAAAAATTATATGAAAATGAATTGAGGTTAATGAAAATTAACGGTGCAACAGAAGAAGAAATTAATGCGAAAAAATTTGGACAGATTGATAGAGGATTAAAGTCAAACGCCGAGTTAATTTTACAAGAAAAAAAGAAGATTGAAAACAATGAGAAACTAATCGCGGGATTGCCACCGCTTAAACAACGAACAGAAGAGCAGTTGGTCTTGCATGAAAAATACGCAGATGTAATTGATAAATCAAACATAAGCATTTTCGATTTAACACAAGCTAATGATGATTTGAACATAAGTTATCAGGAGTTATCAAATTCTCTAAATGGAGTAACAGAAAGCCAAGAGGCAGATGCAGAAGCAAAGAAAAAACAAATTGAATATTTGCAAAAGCAAAAGGATTATTATATTTCATTATCCAATGCAGGAGAACCAGGTTCGATAGGGTACTATAATTTTTTATTGGGTGAAGTCAATAAGCAAATCTTAACGATGAAACCTGGTTCAGATGCTTACAATGCATCTTTAGAGCGGCAAATAAAACTAACCAATGATTTAACTATAGCCACAGAATTAGCAAGATTAGCTAAAGTAAACGCAGGACGAAAAGATATTCCAATAGAACTATTGCCAATGGCACCAATTATTGCATTGGAAGAAGATCCGGAAATTAAAGCTGAAATACGAAAACAAGATGCAATAGGTAATTCAGTAAGAAAAGGAATTGCAGACCGTAAGGCACAAAAGCAATTAGAGAATAAAACAAATTTAGATTTAGCGTTAAACGGTGCAAATTCTCTTTTAGCTTTAGTAAATTCTTTTCCAGCAAAAACTTTAGCTGGAAGAAAAAGATTGTTTGAAATAAATAAAGCTGCTAACATCGCAACGACAATTATAGATACTTATATGAGTGCGCAAAAAGCGTATGCTTCTCAATTATCTATTCCAACTCCAGATGCGCCAGTTAGAGCAGCAATAGCGGCAGCATCAGCAGTTGTGTTAGGACTTGCAAAAGTAAATGCTATTAGTAGAACTAATTTTCAATCTACATCAGCACCAAGTTTAAGTTCATCATCTTCATTCGGTGGAAGCGGCGCACCAACAACAGAATCAACACCTATTAACCCAAACAACCAACCGACAACAAATTTAAACGGACAGGGAGGAGGAAATGATAATTCAACGAAAGTATATGTAACGGAAACAGATATTAAAAGGGTTATTAATCGTGTGAATGTTATCGAATCACGAGCGCAATTTCGATAGGTGTTAAATAAACATTTATGCCAAGTATGTATTTATTGTTATGAACTTACCCATTTACCAACTCACACTTTCAGCAGAAAATGATGGAGTTGAATATGTTGCTTTAGTAGATTCACCTGCTATTCGGCAGGATTGGATTGCGATGAAGAAGCAGCCGGAACAATACAAGCTCAAACTTGTCAACGAAGAAAAGAGGATTGTCGCAGGGGCATTGATGATTCCTGATATGCCGATTTACCGAATGAATGAAAAGTTAGGTGAACACTTTGTAATCTTTACAAAAGAAACTATTGAAAAGATTCGTGATAAGTTTCATCGGTTAGGCAATAATGCCAATGTGAATCTGATGCACGACCCGAATCAGAAAGTTGATAATTGCTTTATGATTTCGGATTTCATTATTGACTCTGAAAAAGGAATTGCACCAATGAAAGGAACAGAACATTTAGCGGATGGTACATGGTTTTCTTTTTACAAAGTTGAAAATGATTCTGTTTGGGAAACCGTAAAAGACGGAACATTCAAAGGGTTCTCAGTTGAGGGACTTTTCACCTATTCAGATACGCCGTACGAAGCCGAAGTATCAGAATTTTTATCAGCGATTAAAAAAACAGATTTAGATAGTTTGTATTTATTATTAGAATCTGAACAAATGACCGCAAAAGAATTAATCGAGAAAGCAAAATTGACTTTCAAATCAACACCTCAGAAATTTATGGAAGTAAAAACACAAGACGGAATTGCTATAACAATTGACGGTGATATGCCGATGGTTGGTGCGGCTATCCGTATTGGTGATGCAGTTGCTCCTGATGGCGATTATATCTTGGAAGATGGTTCAACTATTTCAGTTTTAGCTGGCGCAATTGCAGAAATAGCAACAGCAGCAGTTGAGGAAACAGAAGGTGAGAACATGAAGAATCTGATGGCTTCAATGGAAGAAAGATTGAAGTCACTCGAAACAAAAAATATTGAAATGGAAGCTGCTCATAAAACAGCAACCGAATCAGCAGTTACAAAAATGACTACTGAAAATAACGAGCTGAAAGAAAAAGTTGAAACATTAACTATTCAGTTGAAAGAAACTTTCGCAGTAGTGGAAGCAATAGCAAATGAAGAAGTTGTTGTTGATAATTCAGCAAACATTCAATTCAAAAAGAAAGAGGCAAAAAACTCACGCCTTGAAAAATTAGCAGAAATTAATTCAAAACTTAATAAATCTTAAAATAAAATGGGATACAGTTTAGGAACGCTCACAGCGTATGTAAAACAGAATGCAGATATGCTTGCCGTTGCTTCGGTAATGGGTGGTAAGACTGCCAAAATGATGACTCCGATGCTTGATGTGAAGTCAAGTGCGACCATCAATATTATGGACTCGGATGCGGTATTTCAAGCCGACACCGCTTGCGCCTTTAATGCTTCAGGAACCACAACTATCACACAACGGACGATAACAGTAGGTCGCGTGAAAGTTGAAGAAGCAACTTGCCAAAAAGATTTTGAAGCGTATTATACGCAACAGAAATTAAAAGCAGGTGGAACTTACACAGATATGCTTTATGCAGCAGATTATACTAACTTGAAAGTTGCTAAAATCCAATATCAGAATGAATTGGGTATCTGGCAAGGTGACACCACCAGTGCCACTAACAACTTATCATACTATGATGGCTTGATTAAGTTGATTGATGCTGCTTATGTTGGCACTTTAACAGGTAGCGTTACCAATGTAAACGCAAAGAAATTATCGGGAACTGCAGCCGTAACAAACGGCTCAGGAACTGTAACCGGAACTTCATCTTTATTCACAACTGAATTAGCAGTTGGTTCAAAAGTTGGAATCGTTGGTGTGCTTTACACCGTTACAGCGATTGCATCAGCAACCTCAATGACTGTTACTGCGGTTTATGCAGGAACAACCGCATCAGGGTTAAGCATCACAGGAGTAAACGCAGCGAATGAAAACTTTGCTTCACCTGTTACAAGTGTAACCGGCATCACAACTTCAAACGCTTTAGGAATTGCGCAATCAATTTTCAGAGCGATACCACAACAATTAATTGATAAATCTGATATTTCAATTTTCTGCGGATGGGATTTCTTCCGCACATTGATTTCACAAATCACGACTACCAATTTCTTTGCGTATGTAACTGATAGCGCAATTGCAAATGGTAGCTTAATGGTTCCCGGCACTACTTTAAAAGTTGAAGCAGTTGCAGGATTAACAGGTACCAATCGCCTTTTCGCAATACGCACCTCAGGAATGTTTTTAGGAACTGATTTGATGGATGAAGAAGAAAAGTTCACATTGATTTTTAACCCTTATCAGGGTAATCGCGGAGAGTTCACAGGTCGCTTCAAACTTGGAGTGAATGTAGCTTTCCCAACAGAAGTAACTCAATTTTTACTCGCTTAATAAAACTTTAAAAAATGGCTTGTGCTATAACATCAGGAATAAGTTCGATTGACTGCCGCGATAATGCCGCAGGGATAACTGAGGTGTTTATTACTGAACTTGCAAATAAAGATACCATTGGTTACACGAATGAAAAAATTACCACTTTCACTTTAGATACAGGCACACAGTTTTGGGAGTTCCAACAAATCAAAGAAAGTTCGGAGTGGAATGAAACCCCAAAGATAAACATACAAGGAGGAACAATTGGCTGGGAGCAAGATGTAACAATCGTCATCCCAAAGAGAACAACTACTAAACGGAATATCATTACTGAGCTTGCTCAGAATACTTTAATGATTATCTGTTTAGATTTGAATGGATTGTATTGGTTACTTGGTGAGATTCGCGGATGCGACCTTGCAGACGCAAGTAAGTACGCTTCAGGAAAAGTAATTAGTGATGCTAACGCTTGGACGCTTCAGTTCAAAGGAGCAGAAGCAGTACAGGCAAGAGAAGTTGATTCAGCTTTGATGGCTACTTTGATAGCACCTGCTGTATAAAAGTTTTAGTTTGATAATATAAAAGAGCCGTTCGCCATGAGCGGCTTTTTTATTTATAAACAAAATCCAAAATCTTGTATTTATTAATAGATGCTGAAACTAATTAAAGCCACGACTAACGATGTTGTATTAACTCTTAAAGAAAAAGAGATTCATACATTTCAGACATATATATTTATATTCAGAAGTTTGGATTCAACAACAAATTATGTGACATCACTTTTAAAAGCAGCTGATTCAAGTCCTTATCCATATCGTTACAATCGTTTTGATATTGTTGAAACTACCAACCCCGATTTAACAATTGGAGAAATTGAATTAGGGGTTGAAGGTATTTACTACTATTCAGTTTATTCAATTAATGCCACGCTCACACAGAATCAAGTTGAAGCAATAGAGCAAATGACACAAACGCAAATAGATTCTTAC